TGGACCAGCCATAGGATTATCACTAGGTTGCACGGCTCTATTTTCAAATTCAAGCGCGCCAACAATCTCATGACTATCATCAGATAAGATTTCATCTAACTTAGTCTGGGATATCTCTTCGTATTCTTCAAATACGTAGTCATAATCCTCTATATATCCCCAACGTATAACAGAATTCTTCCATAATAGGGCAGATTTCATCCATTGTTCTAGTATATCCCAGCCATTATTCTGTTTAAATATAGTGTAATTTACTAGGGCTCCAGCATCTTTAGCGCCCTTAAATGCGCCAGGTGTATCATCCCATGGTAGAAATTTACCTATACGCTGGTTACTTAGGAACAAATCAGACAACACAGCAGTGTATGCTTCTACAACTTCTGTAGTAGACGTATCAACAATAGCCGATACACCTTGTGGTGCTAGATGTGATACAGCTAAACCTGCATATTCGTAGGTAGCTTTAAGTCTTTCACGTGCTAGATCTGATGAGTTAAGCCAATCGCCTGTAGAGTTCATTACTCCCTGGTCAATTACATTAATCAGTTCTTCATCAGTTACTTTTTCTTTATATCCATCTGTAGACATTAGTATTTTCCTCCAGCTGAATATATCTTTTTAGATTCCTCTAAATTCTTTACATCGTACTGGCCTGGTTTAGGCAAAGGTTTCTTACGCGATTCCTTTGGAGGCTTCTGCTTATGTTCTTGTTCTAAAAATCTTGTCTCTGTTCTTTTATTCATGATCCACTCCCGGGTTCATTCAACCTATGATCGTTTACTTAAAGGGCCTTTTCTTTTAATAGGAACACAGTTGTCTACTGTCTTGCCACCTTTCTTTTTAGTGCCCATACGTTTATATCCTTTCCAGCAAGCTTTGCCGTCTACGCCTTTACTCTTTACCATTTTACTTTATCAGCCCAATAAGCCGCAGATAAAGGACCTCTTGCAATATTAGCTCCATGTCTTGCTTTGAAAGATTTCTGTCTAGCTTTATCTTTCTTACTTGATGGATTAGCTCCTGCACCCGATACTCCTTTCTGTCCAAATCTTATTAGCTTTTCTGTACCTCCAGATTTTGCAAGTACTGCATGTGATTTAGTTTTGTGGCCTGGTGTTCGTTTAGGTTTATTATAACCTGAAAACGTTTCTCCTGATTTGTCTATGGACATTAAAGATCCTCTTTTTGTAGGTGGCGGATTTATCCCCTACTTCCGCCGGAGTAGTGAGGACACTGGAATTCTATAGCCACAAAGTATCGTCTTGATCTTCCAGCGTAAACTGCTGAGACCACGGTACTTTGTTAAGCGTTAGTTTATCATAATGCGTCCGTAATGTTTCTAAAGCAATAGCTGTTGCCATAACTGTATCGTCATGACAGCCAGGTGCTGCTTCAGTCTTACCGGATTCTGTAGCAATATAATCTTTTATTTCTTGTATCATTACTTTTGAAGCTATCCATATATCATCATTCTCTATAGCATTCTTAAGGTTACCTATTATATGAGGCTTAGTTACCTGTGTAGTTCTAAATCCTACAACAGTTCCCTCTTCCTTAGATATAGAAGATATCTTAGTCTGCTTATATAAATTTACATAGTTCATTTGAGTTAGCCTTGATAACGTGGCTACACCCATAGAGTTACTTTCAACTGTAAGTAAAGCATTGTTATAGTATCTACCTAGATAAAACAACAAATCACCAAACTTACTAGGGTCTAGATAATTATCTCTAAACAAAGCAATTACTTTTCTTTCTGTATCTAAAACAACTGCTGTTGAATAATCTTGGCCTACCCCTAAAGCTACATCTGCAGCTACAACATAGTTGTCATCCCAATTAGGGTAATCCCATAGATGTAACTTACCTTCGCTAGAAGTATCCCACGTGCATGCTTCATAATCAAAATTCATTTTCTTTTCTGGTTCTACCGCTACAAGCTTAGCTGTCTTCTCTGCATTAAATACAGAAGAGCCAGCCGTAATAAACGCTTCATCAGGAGACGCTGGGTATTCCTGGCGGAACTTTAGTTCCCCACCTTCAGCAATCTTCAACCGACGCCAGTAGAGTTGATCATTGTCTAAACCATAATCCTCTACTAGTAGTTCCTCTTCTGAGGAGCGTTCAAAACCTTCCGCAGCTTCTCTACGATATTCTGGTGTATTATACCACGGAAGAAATAACGGGAGATAATCATTCTCTCCTGCTACAGCACCTTTCCATAACCTATAAAATTCTCCTTTCGCACCATTAGCCGTTGACTCAATGATGACTTCAGTACCTGGAGCTTCTGATATACCCTGAAACAATCCAGCTAGAATTTTCTCATCGTGTACCCAGAATGCAACTTCAGATAAATGCGCAATTGTTGGAGTTGTGCCTCGTCCTGCCTCGGGTGCACCTGCCGTGTATAGTCTGTAAGAACCCACTGGCCTATCGCCCGCATCATTCTTAGGAAAGTGTGGAGCAGAAATAACGATTTCCTTTGCATTGGACTTCACCTCATCAGGTCTATACTCAGGATTCATATTCTTTATAATATTTCTACTCATTGTAAACAAGGCATCCGAAGTAGCACTATCATGTGCCATAACTACAGATCGTGCATGGGGAGTATAGTATGTTTTCCAAAATACTCTACCCGCACAATAAGTCGATATGCCTTGCTGTCGAGCCTTCAAGATAATAGCGCGAACCTTACCGGTCTCAGCTAACTGCTTATCTAATGCTTGTGTGATTTCATCTTGACATGCGTTAAAATTAAAATCAACAAAGCCAGCTCTAGCATCTTTTGTTATAATCTTTATATTTTCTTTAGCAAAGCTTGTGAAGTCATTTTCATATTGTTTAAGCTTAGCTCTCTTTTGTTTTTCTTCTAAAAGCTTTAGTAACTTCTTTTTCTCATCCATAATAAGTCCTCATAACCTTACTTTAAGGGGACATTCTAGATTTTAAATGTCTCCTATAAGAGAGGGCGATTATAAACCCTGTATATATACTCCTATATCTAAGGATTACTACTAGGTCTAGAGGATTCAGTAGGGCCTAGGAAGCTAAGGGTAAGCTTGAGATTAAGTAAATTAAACGTATAATGTGATGGATACCCCTTTTAATTTCCCTACCCCCTACTTCTCTCTATCTTTCTTCTACATTCTTATTCAATCTCTCTCTTCTCTAAAAATATCCAAGAATATTTTTTAAATAATATAATAAATACTTTATCTAACTACTACTACTACCATCTAACCTCTACATATATACTATCTATTAATCCTATATTATTTAACCCGCAGCTCTAACCTGCATCAACTCTTGAAAGGAGTTCACCATGACTAATCGCATTAGACTAACCTTCACAACTGGTAACCTAGGTGGTAACCGGATTGAAAACCACGTTCGATACGAGGTTGACAGTCTGCTTGAGTACTTAGGTTCCCAAGTTGAGAAGTATGAGAAGAGTCTTAGTGACATCATGTTAAGTGATGACATGAGGTACTTAACTCATATGGAGCTAGCTAACTTACATAAATTAAAATGTAAGTTACGTGACGCTATCTGGGAGGAAATCCCAGACTAGTTGATAGTTTACAATGCATTACTTAGTAGTGCCTTGTTTAATATCAATAACAAAAATGCCCAAGAGCATTTTCTCAGTGCTCTCTTGCTTGTGTTGTTCTCTCTTCGCTGCTG